CTCCTGGACCTGCTGGACCTCCTGGACCTGCTTCAACTGTAGCAGGACCTCCTGGACCTTCTGGTCCTCCTGGTGCTGGTGGACCTCCTGGACCTGGTTCAACTGTAGCAGGACCTCCTGGTGCTGCTGGACCTCCTGGACCTTCTGTTACTGGACCTCCTGGTGCTGCTGGACCTCCTGGTAATGCTTCTACAGAACCTGGTCCTCCTGGATCTCAAGGACCTCCTGGTGCTGCTGGACCTCCTGGTCAAGCTGGTCCTCCTGGAACTGCTGCTAATGCCAATTACCTTGTACCTCAAGGTGGAATTATTATGTGGTCTGGTTCTGCAAGTGCTATTCCTACTGGATGGGTATTGTGTGATGGTACTAGTGGATCACCTAATTTAACTGATAGATTTATTATTGGTGCTGGTAATAACTATGGTGTTGGTTCTACTGGTGGATCTAAGGATTCTGTTAATATAGCTCACTCACATGATTCTTCTGGAACTATAAGTGGTGGATCACATACTCACGATGTTTCTGGGACAGCAACTCATAGTCATGATTCTTCTGGAACTATAAGTGGTAGTTTATCTCATACTCATGATGTTTCTGCATCAGGAAGTCACTCACATGACTCTTCTGGAACAGTAACTGGTGGTGGATCACATAGTCATGATTTCTCTGGTAGTGGATCACATAATCATGATGTATCAGTTTCTGGTACTTCTGGATCTCATACTCATACTTTCTCTGGATCAGGATCTAGTTCTCATAGTCACAGTGTAAGTGCTGGATCACATAGTCATACATTCTCTGGATCTGGTTCTCATAATCATAGTATTACTCAAAGTGCTCATGATCATAGTGCTACCTTCAGTGAAAGTGCTCACCAACATACTTCTGCTATACCTTCTGGATCTCAGGGGGTTGACACAGACAGTCATGGATGGGATACTACTGTTGTTTCTGGTGCTGCTAACTCATTAACTTGGGGAGCAACTACTGGTGGAAGTGTTTCAGTATCATCTGATTCTGTAAGTCTTTTCTGTGAAAATAGATCTATTTCAATATCTGGTGGAACATCATCTGAGTCATCATCAGGTAGTTCAAGTAGTGAAAGTGTATCAGTATCAGTATCTGGTAGCACTAGTGGTGAGACAACTTCACAATCATCTAGTGGAAGTACAAGTAGTGATAGTGTAAGTGTTAGTGGAAGTACAAGTTCTGAAACTTTAGGATCATTTACGGCTTCTGTAACTACTGATTCTGAAAGTATAAGTGTATCTGGATCTACAGGTCCAGCAAGTGCTGGAACATTAAGTAGTTCTGTTACAGTTGATTCTGAATCAGCAAACTTTACTGGATCTACAAGTAGTGAAGGTGGATCATTTACTGCTTCTGTATCTGTTGATAGTGAAGGATCAAGTGGTACTAATAAAAATCTTCCACCATATTATGCTTTATGCTTTATAATGAAAACCTAGTTAATTTTTGATATGAAATTTGAAGATTTTATCTATGTACAGGATAATGTACTGTCAGAATCTCTTTGTGAAGAAATAATTATAAGATATGAGGAAGATGAAAGAAAGGCTCCTGGTCTTGTTGGGATTGTTGGGGATGATAGGGTTATTGACAAAAATCTTAAAACCTCAACAGATCTTTTTATTACAGATTTAGAGAATTGGAAGGATATTGATAGTATATTAGAAAAAATAGTTTCTGATTGTATACAGAAGTATCTTAATCATTGCTTTAAGTTTTTTAATAAAATGAGTCCAACACCAAATCCATTTCGTTCTGCGGAATTTGAGGATCGTGGTTATAATGTAAAAGGATATGAACCAGGTGGTTATTTCCATTGGCATGACGATTTTACTCTAGATAAAAGTTCTCCTAGAATGATTGCTATGTTATTTTATTTGAATCATGTTGGTCAGAGTGGATATACTGAATTTATTAATGGTAAAAAAGTACATCCTTCCGTTGGAAGATTGGTTATGTTTCCTGCTACATGGAATTATATACATAGGGGAGTTCCACCAAAGAAGAATAAAAAATATATAATATCCACTTACCTATATCAATAGGTTGCTAAATTTTCTTTTTTATAGTATACTTATAATAGTACTAGATTTAATATGAATGACTTAATACAACTCATAGATGTTTTAGATGCTGATGATCTAAAGACTATTAATGATTATGCAGACACTTTAGAGTTTGGAGAATCATCTGTTTTTAGTAATGATGGTGGTCAAAGAGCAGATGCTGGTATTAGATCTAGTAGTGGTAGCTCTTTTGTTGAGGGTACAGATGCTACTGTCTTATTACATACTAGAATTAATCAAGGATTAGAAAAGTATTATAAGAAAGTTTCTTCAATACATCAAAATTTTTCATATTACCCTGTTCCTTGTGGTATAGAAACTACTTGTTGGAGAGAAGGGATACAATGTTTAGAATATGTTGATGGGCAACAGTATAAATTCCATCATGATTGTGCTACTGATCCTAATAGACAAGAATATGAAAGAAAGTTATCTATAATTCTTTATCTTACTGATGATTTTCTTGGAGGAGGAACAGAATTTATTCATAAAACTTTTAAACCTAAAGCTGGAACTGCTTTAATGTTCCCTTCAAACTGGTGTTATCCTCACTCTGGTCAACCAGTTACTGAAGGTAAAAAAAGAGTAGCAGTAACTTGGTATTATGTTGATGGTAACTTTAATAAAAGGAAGGAGAATGTTTAATGGAAGTAAGTGACAATGAATCTGTTGAAAGAATTGTAATAGATGTTTGTGCTAGAAAGTTTCTTCTTTATAGTGATTTAGGAACTACTAGACATGTTGACTGCGAAACAACAGAGCAATTTATGGATGTATTGGATGTAGTTCAATCTACTGCAGATCCTGAGTTAATAGAGTATGCTAGTTTAACTACTACTGAAAATGAAGTATAAGATTTCTACTCCATATTGTTGGTTTAAGAATCGTACTATGATTGTAAAAATGTACTGTATAAATGGCAAACCATTTACTTTTGATGAAATGCCAGATAGTCATTTGTATGATGAAGTTCTAGTTAAAGAAGCGAATAATAATGAATCTTTTGAAGAGGAAGATTTATATAAAAATTATATGTATCTAAATCAAGAACAGTTACATCCTAAATTTTTCAATGTGGAATTAGAAAACCCTGAAGATCTACCAGAAGATATGAAATATGATGGGGATGGGACTAGCTAAATAGACCATAGGAACTTTTGGCCAAAAGTGGAGTAAGATGCCTTTAAATAAATTAGAGAATTTTATAAAGAATACTGAAGGACGTATTCTTTATGTTAACCCAAATGATCTTGACGCTACTGATGGTATCGAGAATCAAGGTAATTCATTAACAAAACCCTTTAGAACTATACAGAGGGCGTTAATAGAATCTGCTAGATTTTCATATTTGGAAGGTAATGACAATGATATAACAGAGAAGACAACTATATTGTTGTTTCCAGGAGAACATATAGTAGATAATCGTCCAGGTTTAGGTATTAAAAGTATTGCTGGAGATGCTAAGGCAGTTTCACCATCTGGTGTGGTGCTTGATGAAGGAGCAGCAGATATATTTTCATTAGATCTTAATTCTAATTTTGATTTAACACAAGAAGATAATATACTTCGTAAATTTAATAGTGTTCATGGTGGTGTTGTTGTACCTCGTGGTACATCAGTTGTTGGTTTAGACCTTAGAAAAACTAAGATAAGACCCAAGTACGTTCCTAATCCAACTGATGATAACGTACCAACATCTGCTATTTTCAGAGTTACTGGTTCTTGTTATTTTTGGCAGTTCACTATTTTTGATGGTGATGAGGCAAATCTAGTATATACAAATAATACTGACTTTGGTGAATCTAATAGATCAAAACCAACATTTTCTCACCATAAACTAACAGTATTTGAATATGCTGATGGTGTTAATACAATTGAGAGTTATCAATTAACTGATCTTCAAATATATTATAGTAAATTATCAAACGCATTTAATAGAGCGTCAACTAGAGAAATAACTCAGAAGTATCCAAAGAATCCTGAAGGATTTGCTCCACAAAGACCTGAGTTTGAAATTGTTGGTGCTTTTGCTACTGATGATAAAGCAATTTCTACAATTATTTCAGGAGATGGTGCTACTGCTGGTAGTGTAATTACTGTTACTACTTCTCTACCACATGAACTAAGTTCTGGGACTCCTATTAAAATTACTGGGGTTAATTTTAGAGACTTTAATGTTTCAACAAAAGTACAGACTGTAATAGATGATAATAGATTTACATATCTATTACCTTATGTGAGACCTAATTTACCTGCAGGACCTTCTGCTGGATTAAGTGCTGCTGGAGCATTTGTTTCTGTTGAAACGGATACTGTTACTGGTGCTTCTCCATATATCTTTAACTGTTCATTGAGATCAGTTTATGGTATGTGTGGTATGCATGCTGATGGATCTAAGGCAACTGGATTCAAATCTATGGTTGTGGCACAATTCACTGGTGTCTCACTACAGAAAGATGATCGTGCATTTACTGAATATGATCCTGTAAATAGAACTTATAGTGGTATAAACTATTCAACACAAACAGGTGAGAAACTAGCTTCCGAATCCTCTTCTAAGAATAATAATCAAGTTTTCCATTTAAAACCAACTGCGGTTTATAGAAGTGGTTGGAAGAATATTCACGTTAGAGTTTCTAATGATGCTGTTATTCAGATAGTATCAGTTTTCGCTATTGGATATCATATACATTTCCGTATGGAGTCTGGTGGTGATGCTTCAGTTACAAACTCAAACTCAAACTTTGGTCAATTTGCTTTATCAGCAGATGGATTTAAGAAACAAGCATTTGATAAAGACAATAAAGGTTATGTAAGTTCAATTATTGCTCCAAGAGCAATTAATACAACTGAATTTGATGTTGAATGGTTACAAGTAGATAAAGCTAGAACTAAAAAGATATATGCTGCTTGTGCTTCAGGAGAAACTTCAGTTGGTCAAATAAACATAACTGCTGATCTTGATAGTCCTAAGAGACGTATATATCTTTTAGGTCAAACTAATAAATCACTTGTACCTTCTGATATTGCTCAAGGTTTTAGACTTGGTGCTAAAGTTGGTGAAAAGATTTGTATTAATAAGGATGCTAATGGAGATCCTTTATATACTGCTGATGTCTTTATGTCAAACGGTCCTCTGACTGCTGCTAGTGTGACATCAGAGAAACTATATGAAGCAACACATTCTAATCAAGTTGATTATGTAAACCCATCAATATATGAAATTGATGGAGCACATGAATTACAAAATGGTGAGTCTGTCAGAGTAATATCTGAGAGTGGAAGACTGCCTGAAGGATTGGAAGCTCATGCAATATATTATGCTATTACTAGTACTCAAGATAGTGATCTTCAATCTAATGAAATAAGATTAGCATCATCAAGAGCTAATGCTAATTTAGCTGATCCTGAATATATTAAAACTATATCTGATTCTGCCTCTGGATCTTTAAAAATTGTTAGTAGGGTATCTGATAAGAAACCAGGTGAATTAGGACACCCAATTCAATTTGATGAAACTACATATAATGCTGATTGGGATGACAGTGACAATGATCCAAACGATCCTGCTACTACAGCAAAAAGTTATGCTCCAGGTGGTTGGTTTGTTCATACTCATATTGATAATACTATCAATACTGCTCTAGATCCAACAGGTACTGGTAGTAGTTCTGCTGAACTTACTGGAGATGAAATTCCATATATTATTAGAAAATCTGATGATAGAAGTTTAGATGAAAAACTTTATAAGATTAGATACGTAGTTCCTAAAGAACTAGTGGATGCTAAAGATCCAACAGACGGTTTCATTTTACAGGATTCAAGTCAAACAACAGTTGATAGGGTTGAAGACTTTACTAGATCTGAAATTGGAAATGGTAACGATTCTACTATATCTCCAAATGATCCTGGATACAAATTTAATAGGAATCTAAGATTTATTTCATTCCTTGAGTACGATACTAACTCTCAAATTGCTACAGTTAGATCTGATAAGTCTCATGATATGAAAGTTGGTGAGTTAGTTACTATTAGAAATGTAAAGAGTAGTACTAACAGTACAGGTGTATTCAATAGTGAATATAATGGAACATTTGTTGTTGAGAGTGTAATTGATGATAAGACCTTTACTTATAAGGTAGTTGAATTGGTTGATGGTTCTCCTGTAGGTGATGTTATTAGTGTTGGAACATATATTCATACAAGTAATACTAGAACAAGAGATTTACCTAGATTTGAAAGAACAGATAATAAAGAAAATCTCTATATCTATCGTACAGAGACAATAACACCATACAAATATAATGTTCAGGATGGTATCTATCATCTTTATGTGTTAAATGGAAATAATGTTATTGAGAAAGAATTTACTGATTTAAAATTTAATCAGAGTGTTGTTGATCTTTATCCACAATTAGATAGAGATAATCCTAATGAAAATCCACAAGCATCTAAGTCATATGCTCAACTATCACCGATAGGACAAGTTGTAACTAATGATCTTAAGAAGAGTGTTACTAGAGAAACAGCAAATATTTTCTTAGATACTTTCGGTATTAGTAATACTATTACTGAAATATCAAGTAGTGCTACTAATCCAACATTAACGTTAAGTACAGAACATAAGTTAAATGGATTGAGATTTGTTGAAAATGGTGATATAACCAGCGTTGTTAATACTTCTGCTCCTCATCACGAAGGTACTTATCATAACGTAAAATTATTTGACTCATCCGTTTCTCCATCTGCTGCTCCTTGGAGAGGTGCAACTGCTGAAGTTATTGTTGGTGGTGCTGATAATTTAGTTATTTCAGCAAAAATAACTGAAGGTGGTGCTGGTTATGCTGCTGGTGATCAATTATACTTTGACTCTTCGCCTATTGTTGGTGCTGGATTATCTGGTGTACCTAGTAATAGTAAAATTACACTTAAAGAAGATCATATTTCAGTAGCAGATGATACTTCTTATGTTCAAATTACTGGAATAACTACTGGATTTGATTCTTATCATAGGATTAAGAATACTCCAAGCTCTAAACAGGTTACTGTTTATACTCATGCTGATAATGACGCAATATTAGAGGGTCAGCAAGTAGTTGATTTGGGACCTTATGCTGAGATTGCTGCTACTGGTGGAGTTGTTTCAGTAACAAAGGATTTTGTAACAACTACAACATTTACTACAAAACTTCCTCACGGATTTGCTAAGGGTAATAGAGTTAGAATATTAGATTCAAGTGATAAGAATATTGGAGATTTCTTAGTATCTGAAGTTATAAAGGATACTAATAATGCCAATACAATATTTACTGCTGTTACTACTGGTATTACTGTAACTTCTGCTAAGTATATTCTTAAGCATGGACTTTCTGCTCATGATGCAATTTCTGGAAAAGCAGGTGAAAATTTAGATGTAAGAGGTGTATCAATATATGCTCAAGATACATTACAATTAGATGCTGCTATTACAACTGAGAATGAGTTTGTAGTTAATCTTGGTGATGGCACTACTATTGATAGTGGTGATGCTGCAGCAAAAGCAACTAAAAAATTATCTGTTGAATCTAGGTTCCCATTAGGATCTTACTTCCAGATGGGTGGTGAGATATTAAGGGTAAGAAAGAATGCATTACAAGGAACTTCATTTAATAAGATTTCTGTAATTCGTGGTGCATTGGGATCTGACATACAGAATCATGATGCTAAGTCTCTAATTAGGAAGATAAAACCATTAGCACTTGAGGTGAGAAGACCATCTATCTTAAGGGCATCTGGTCATACATTTGAATATCTTGGTTATGGTCCAGGTAACTATTCA